AAATGTTTGTCGCCCGAAGTACTCAAATCTAAACCATAACTCAATAATGGTTATTTTAAATCGGCTGTAATCTTTTCTCCTATCCATTGTCTCTGTCTTTAAATTTATCCTGCCAATCCAAATCCTCAATCATTTCATCGGGAAAAAATAAAATATAAACGATAAACACAATCAAAAAAAGTAAGTAACCAGCTATAAAGCTAAGTAATACGATGTTATCTGTGATGAAGTCCATTAGTATAAGTTATTAAGTTGCTCAATAGGGTTTTGAAAAATCTCGTCAAAGACTTTAGTCGCTTGGTCAAGTTGCTTAGTTTCTAAAACTTCCGCATCTTGCACCTCCCAATCGTTTATAAGTGCTTGCATTAATTCTCTAGCTTGTCTTAGTTCGTTGTTTAAACGCTCATTTTCTTTTCTTACTGCGTTTAATTGTTCTGCTTGAAATCTGATTAAATCTTCCATCTTATTTGTTTATTGATTTGATTAATAATTCTACTTCTACAATTTTTTCCAAAATACTTTCTGCATTTCCATTACTCCAAAGTTGTTTGTGTAAAAAACCACATAAAGCAGTTTTAAGATTTGGATAATAAAAGTTTTCTGTAAACTCAAAAGTTTCTGTTTTACCTGTATCTTTAATTTTTTTCTCTCTCAAGTCAAAATATTGTAATATACAATTTTCGCTATCGTAGACAATTCTGTAATTTTCATTCAAATTCATTATTTAATTTCTTTAAGTTTATTAAAAATATAAGTATTGTCGCCACATACCGCTTGGCAAAGTTCAACTATTTTCTTATTGACCGCTTCTCGGTATTTGATGCGGATTGTTAATTCTTGAATTTTGCGTTCTAGGTCGCAAATCTCATTTTCCATTTGCTCCTCAATAGTCAACTCCAATTCTGTTTCTTCTTGGTTCGCTGGGTGTAGTGAGTTTCCAACTCCTAACACATCGTTGTCGTAGTTAATCATTAGTATCTAAATATTATTTGCGTTAGAAACCATACTGCTGCGCCAAACGCAATTAAATACTGCCAATCGTTTTTTTGAAATCTGTTCATGTTAAATGTTTTTAAAGTTAAAAGCGGTTATTACACCGCCTGTTTAATTCTTTGTGATAGTTGATAATAGTAAGAACAATATTCGTTTGTTGTCATTCCACTTTTACCTAATTTAAAACTTGTTTCTAAATCTTTTAATTCTTGTTGCAATTTTGCTTTCATAATATTTGTTTTTGTTTGTTTGATGAGGACAAATATAGAATCTAATTCCGAATAAAAAAATTTTTTTATATAAAAGTTTATTTGTAGGTTTGCAAAATGAAAATATCCCACATTAACACAATACAAAATCCGAAGTTTATAATAGTGCGCCAATATAATAATTCTATTGTAACTTTGCCGAGTAATTTTCGAGTAATGGAGGAAAATGCAATTGGCTGCTGGCGTGTGCGGATCATTGAAAAAATACCAAAGGAATATAAACAAACAAATAATATAGTATGGCAGGAAGACCAAAAAAAGGAATAGAGAAAAGAGAACCGTATAACGGAAAACTTGAAAAGTATAAAATCGAAGTGATCGGAGGTACAAAAGAATGTAACCGATTGGCTTATGAATATTTAACCAAAAGATACAATGAAAGAAAATAACGAGGATATTGTGATTTTAATAGTTATGCTTTTACTAGCGATAACTTATGGCTTTTTAGTTTGTTGGTAAATAAATAATTTATACATTTGCCTTTCATAATGTTTTGGTTTGATAATTAGAAAAGCCGCTATTAATCTAGCGGCTTTTTTATTTCATCTTCAATCGGAGGAATACCTTTCCATTTGTTGACTGGCTTCTCAACTCGAATCCAATCTTTACCCTTTTTTATCCATTCGTACTCCGGTATCAAATCATCGGAAATTTAAGATAGCCTTTAAATCTTCGGTAAGCTAAATAAATAGCGATTAAAATCAGCAACCACAACCACCATAATTGCAAAATAAATGTACTCCAGTTGAATTGCTCCTTATAAACAATCTTTGTGCTTTCAACTTTGTTGACCTCAATCTCGTTTGTGAGCGAATCAACTACGATTTTAGACACGCTTTTCTCATTTACTACAATAGTATTGTCTTTTCTTTTTTTCTTGCTTATACGGGCGTTTTTGTACTTTGTTACTTTGCCCTCATTATTTATGATCTCGATTGGTTTTGTACTATCAACCGCTTCAATAATTATTTCCTCACTTACAACGTCAAATTTAATCGAAGTGCTATCGGTGGAAGTGCTATCTGTTTTGGTAACCGCAATAGTTTTGGCAATACTATCGGTTTTCTTTTCCTCTTTATTAATTTTTTTTGCACCGCAGGAAATAATAAGAAACGCAAGTAGTAAATATTTCATTTTAAACAATTTTATAGTTAATAATGCGGATGTTTTTTAACTCATAGTTGCCTTCCTTATCGGTTTTCACGTGTGCAAATCCATGATTATAATTATTGTAAGGCGCATATTCAGGCTCCAGTCCGCAAAGGCACCCAGTTGACCACGTTGTAACCACGTTTCCACTTAAACTTTTCTCAGTATGTTCGCTAGTTCTATGATGATGTCCTACCAATGCGCTTTCTTTTGCTTTTAAAAACAATCCCCTCGCTGGATTAACTGGAGGAGCAAAACCTCCGTACCATTCGTGGCCATGTAGTATTGGAAGTTTGCCAGCCATTGCGATCTGTTTATCTTTTACAAGTGTAACCCCAAACTCTCTGAATCTTAATATCTGTTCGAGTTTAAAATCATCAATTCCCAATAACTCTGGTGCTTTTAACATCAAAAAATGTTCCCATCTCGCTTCGTGATTACCGATTTTAAAATAAATCGGACACTTAAACATATCTTGTAAGAGTTTTAGAAAATCCCTAGTTATTTCCAACTCCCCAGCTAGATCACGCAACCTCCTATCTTTAATAAATCGGCTCGCTTGGTACATATCAATAGTATCTCCGTTCAAATAAACCGCATTAACCTTATTCTCAAGTCCGTAATTTAAAGCGAGTGTAAGCGCCTCATTGTCTTGGTAAGGCAAATGAATATCGGATAAAACTAGTATGTTGTTTTGCCCTCGTGGAATAATAAAAGGCTCTGTTTTTTGGTAATCAGTTTCTGGCAGTTCGCTAATGCCACGCATTGCCAATTTCTTTTCTTCGGGTGTTCTAACTGCGGTTGGAGATACTTTTGAATTTTGTTTACTTTCGCATCTGTATTGCCGCACCATTCCACGAACTCCCTCCAAACTTGTAAAGTCCAAAGGGTTTTCTGTAAAGATCATTCTGCAAATCGCCATTGTCGTGGCTTTTGGAAACTTTTGCAAATACGATAAAATAATATCCTTTTTGTAAGTTGCCGCGTTTTGATTTCCTTTTACGCTCATAATGTTTTGTTTGGTTTTTTAAGCAAAATATAACTTCGCTTCTTTTGCACGCCTTTTAGTAAGTCCGTTAAGTACTTTGCCACCCGCTTTATTCCACTTTGCAAACTCCGCAGCTATTGTCGGATCGTTTGGGTTTATGTTTACCTTTTTAAGTAGTGTGCTTCTACCTAAAGAAGTTATCCCCAAATTAAAGGCAAAGGACACAATAGCGTTAAATTGATTTTGTGTAAGTTTTGATTTTATTAATTTATCTACATCAGCAGCAAATTTATCCGCAGTTTCTTTTAGCATCCATTTAGCAGTTGCCAAACTAATTGGCTGGTCTTGCATCGTTACTTTTTTACCGCTTGGATAAAATGTATTTCCGTAACCTATCGTGGCTACTTTGGCACTACACAAATACGGGACCAAAGATAATCCCTCAAACTCTTGAATTAATTTGTAACCGCTTTCGTCTAGCTTCATTACTTTAATTTTTTGTAGTTATCGAAGTCAGTTTTTAAGCGGTCATATAAGCCCTTTAACTGCTCATAATCTTTTGCCAACTTTTGAGATTTTTGCAATTCTTTTGCGTGTAGCTTTTGAATGTCGTTAAATTCTCTTTGAAGTGTAAGATTGTGTTTTTTCAAATCGGTAACTTCCTGCATTACTTCATTCATTCGAGATTGGTAGACTAAAAGAAAATCATCGTACATTGTTTTCATCGTGCTAACCGCATCTTGTCTTTGCTTTGCTCTACCTCCAAAAAACCACGCAACAGGTGCGCTTAATGCTGCTAAAATTGCCTCCCAATATTCACTAAAAAAATTTACCATAACAAATGTGTTAATATTACCCCTATAATTAAAAAAAACTCGCCAACCCACAAATCCTTATCGCTTTCAAAACGTTCCAATTCGCCAATAATTCTGCCACTTTGTTGCAATAATTCAAAACCAAATAAGAAAACAAAACCTATAAATGATGGAACGAATATTTTAAAAGCTATTTCAGTTGCAACGTATGTATCGCTTATTGTTCCGCTAATTGCCCAATATAATAAACAACCCGCAATAAACGCTATTGGTGCGTGTAAATGCCATCGGTTAAGTATTATCATACTAGGGCTTTTTATATCTCTTAAAATCGATTGTAGTATCTTTTTCATTACGAATTGAGCAAAGTTAATAATTCGCTTTTTTCTTCTTCACTCATTACTTCAACTTGTTTAGTAACTAAATCGATGATAACTTCGTTAAGTGTTAAACTTGGTGCAGTTACTTCTTGCTCAACTTCTATTTCAAACTCTATTGTTTCGTATGAAAGTCCGTTTGGAATATCACTCAAATTTAAAGTTTCAATACTTTGGTTTTCGATTGTGTATCTATATTTTATCATCTTGCAGTTGTAAATATTTCTTCGTACATAAAATAATCTGTTTGCATTGTTCTAGCAGTTATTCCTACTGTTTTGTTTATTATATTGACTACACTCATTCCAGTTGTTGTAGCAGGTATGTTTGTTGTGTGAGTTGCTACTAAAACACCATCAATATAAAATCCTACACTATTTCCAGCGTTATTTATTTCTATTCTTAATTTATACCATTGACTAGCCACTACTGGAATTGATGTTGTTGTAAGTGTTGTAACGTTTGCTAATTTTGTATAACATTTAAAATTAGGACTTGCTGCACCCGAAGCAAAATTAACAGCGCCACCCTCATCATAAGAAAAGAAAATTCCATTTGTAGTATTTTGCCAATTTGATGGAACTGCATATCCAAAAAAAGTAAAAAATCTTTCAGTTGCATTTGAAAGTGTTTCAATAGTTACATAAGTTTCCAAACTAATTGCGCCTTGTCCAATAAACAAACTTGAATTACCTAAAGCAAATCCAGCAAATCCCGATAAAGTAGTTCCAGTAGATGCTCTAACTACACCTTGCTGATTTGTTTTATTTGATATTGATGAAGTTGTAATACAAGATGCACTCACGCCACTTACAGATGTAATAAGTCCACCGAAACTTGTAGCAACACTTCCTGCTTGACCACCCATAAAATCCTCAAACAAATAAATTCCTTGTGTAGTATTAAATGTTTTAAGGTTGTTTTGCTTTGCATTAAATGCACTCCAATCAGCAGCACTTAAAGCACCTCTATTGGAAGCATTAGCATTTGGTAGATTAAAGGTGTGTGTTGAACCGCTTGAAACAATACCAAAATCAGTTCCGCTTGTTCCAGTTGCTAAATTTTGAACTTGTGAAGTAAGTCCGTTTAATGCAGTTAAACCAGTTGAGAAAGTTGTTATTACTTGGCAAAGATTGCTGTTCTCTGTGTGAAGTGTAATAGTTCTTCCACTATGCGTTACATAAATCCTTACAGCTAGTCTATCAGTAGCTAATAATGTCGTTTGTGGAACTGCTAAAGCACTTACATATAAATCTGTATTTGTTCCACCAGTAATAAATTCTGGATTTGCTGAATTACTTGCAATTAAAGATAAAGTAGTACCATCCCATTTGTATAATTCAATGTAAAATGATGGCGAACCTCCACCACTTGAAGCACTAAAATAAGTTTCAAAATTCCAATTTCCTGCTGGTATCTCTAATTGATTTGGAACTCCAGCATCAGTTATAAAAGATTGAATATAACCATTTGCATTTATTGTAAAATCTGTACCTGCACCTAAAATTGGCGTTTTATCCATTTCTCTAAATGCAACTCCACCAAATGTGCCTTGCGAAACTGAACCATTAAGATAAAAAGATATAGAAGCACCACCGCCTCCAGCAATATCAGAAAGCATTGCAAAAGTTCCGCTTTTGTTGGGTAATTGTTGCTCTAAACCTGCTTCGGTTATTAAATCAGTTTTAATCGATACATCGTCAACTCCATTGCTTAAATTAATTCTTTGATTAACTCCTAAAGTTGACATCGCCAATCCGTTATCATTTAAATCAATAGAGTTATTGTTTACGGAATTGATTAATTGAATTGCGCCCTCTGTTATTATATTATAACCTTTATCGCTTGTCATCTGTATTAATGCTTCAGTAACTCCTGCATTTTCTTGCGATGATATAGAAATTGAAGCAGTACCTTGATTAACCGATATTTGACTACTATCTGTTATTGATGAAATAATAATATCGTTATCAGTTGAATGTCTTACAATAATATCATTGTCAGTAGTGTTTCCTTTGTCTGTTACTTCTTGAAGTGTAGGAATACCAGCAACGCTATAAATTTCCCATTCTGCTGCGCCCTCTGTTGCATCTGTACAAATGTAAGTAGTGCCATTATCTAAAGTCCAAAATGAACCAACTTTAAAACGCAATGTTACATCAAAGCTAGAATCAGGAACTAAATCAAATCCATTACTTGAATTACGAATAAATCCGCTTTGATCAAATACGTGTCTAAATCCATTTTGCCACATATCCTCGTATTGATTAGAGCAAATTCTAGATATACCTCCGTTACCTCCAAAATCGTAAGTTCCCTTTTTAAGTAAAGAAGTATTTTCTAATTCAATCGCATCAGCATTATTAACGAGTATATTTTCGCCACCAGTTGTATTGCCTAAATCTAAAGTTTGTGCTAGTGTTTGATTGCCACCACCGCCACCGCCAGTAGTTATATTTACAATATATTCGTTAGGCTCTGCAACAATCGTAACATCATACGTTATTGTCGTTACTGCTATATCTATTTCTGTTGCCATTATCTAGTAATATCACATTCAATTAAAAACTCTCCTTTTATCCAAGTATAAACATCGTTATCCGCTTCTTTGATTTGAATATCGTATTTGTAATTAGCAGCGTCAATATCAATGATCTGTTTATTGATTTTAAACTGTCCTTGTGCAGCGTTTGTAATTGTCAATCCTGCACTTGCAACTGATGTTAAATCTAGCGCAATTATACCTCCGCACTCAGTACGCAACTGCATACGAATAACAAAGTTAGTCAGGTTTAAATCGACGTTGTTAATTTTAATTCTAAAACCGACTTCTTCAAACGTGTCGCCTTTGTAATGTTGGAAGTTTAATCCTGCCATCTTCTACTTTTTTTAAAAATATTTCTAGTTTCTTTACGTTTTCTTTTTTCGGCTCATATTGCCTTTTACAAATACCATCCGCCATAGT